CGTCGGCAGCCATCCCGGCGCGATCATCGTCGGCGATAAGACTGTTCGACAGGCGGATCCGCCTGTCGAACCCACTTCTCCCACTGAGCCGAATGCTGGCGAGGGCGAGGGCGAGGGCGAGGGCGAGGGCGAGAAGACGGAAGCGCCGATCGCGCCGCGCGTCAAGGGCCGGAGCTAATCCATGGGCGTGATCGACCGGGCAGGCTCGCGGCGCATTCTGCGCGGAACGGCCGGGGTTCTCTCCACCGTCTTCCTCGTGGACGGCGCCGCGTCGTCTCCCGGCTCGGTCACGGTCACGGTCACAGACGGGAAGGGCACGGCGATCGTCACGGCCGCTGCCGCCACCGTCGATGTCGATACCCAGCGCGTCAGCTACCAGCTCACGCCGGCGCAGTGCGCGGACGTGAAGCCGCTAACCGCCGCCTGGTCTGCGTCCGCCCTCGATGGCGTAGCTCAGAGCGTCACCACGACGGCGGAGATCGTGGGCGATGTGCTGTTCTCCCTCGCGGAGGCGCGCGCGGCCAAGCTCGGGGACGCGGGGAAGTATTCGAACGAGACGATCCTCGAAGCGCGCGACCGCATCGCCGAGGCATTCGAGCAGATCCTCGGGTACTCGCTCGGGCTGCGCTGGGCGCGGGAGATCGTGTCCGGGCGCGGCACCGGACGGCTGCTCGTCAACCACATCCACATCGAGCGGATCCTCGCGGTCGAAACGCGATCCGGCGCCACCTGGACCGCGTATGGGGCGGATGATCTCGCGGACGTATTCGCCTACGGCTACGGCGAGGTATTGCGGGAGAGCCGCGGGATCTTCGCCGCTGGCCCGCGCAACGTGCGCGTGGAGTACGAGCACGGGAAGCAGCCGATCCCGCTCGAACTGAAACAGGCGGCGCTCGCGCTGCTACAGGACCAGCTCATCGCGGGGACGATGAGCGAGCGAACCATCTCGATCACGGACGAGGCTGGCATGACGCGCTTCGCGATCGCCGGGGGCGAGGGGCGATGGTTCGGCCTGCCGGGCGTCGATTCCATCCTGATGCGCTACAGCGAGCGCATTCCGGGGATTGCCTGATGGTCGCCACGACGAGCTCGATGCACGAGTTCATGACCGCGTTCGTGGACTATCTGGGCGGGCGCGAGGACTTTGCGGGTGTGGAGCTGGCGAGCGGTCTGCTCGGTCCGAGGGCTGAGCCCGGTGAGACGGTGCAGATCCTCGGGAGTCCGAATCGCATCGCGGACACGGGTATGCAGCGCTGGGCATCGCTCGGCAACCGCAGCCGCGAGGAAGAGTACGAGGTCGCGGGGTACATCAGCGTCCGCCGCGACGGGGCGGGCGAGACGGAGATCCGCGACGCGCGGTCGCGGGCCTTCGAACTCTTTGCGGGCATCGAGCGCGCGCTACGCGATGAACCGCAGCTGAAACAGGGCCTGAAAACGATCGTACGCACGGCCGAGGTGAGCCGGTTTCTGCTCGCGCAGGGCATCGGCGACAAGTACCGCTGGGCGGAGATCCATTTCGAGATTCACGTCACAAAGCGACTGCCCACGAACTGAGGAAGGGGAGCCATGACCAGGATTCGCTACAAGGGACCATCCGCGACCGGAGTCTTCGTCCCGGACATCGCCGAAGAGCTCGGCGTCGAGCACGGGCACGTCGAGCACGGCCACCAGGTGGAGATCAGCGACGCGCTCGCGAAGCGGCTCCTGCAGCAGTCGGACATCTGGGCGGCCGTGGAGGAACACCGCGAGCAGCCAAGGCCGGAGCCGAAGGCGGACGCGGCGCCGAAGAACGAACCGGCGGCGAAGCCCGTCACGAGGGAGGGGTAGGCCATGTCCGTACCGTCGGGAATTGACGCGCAACTCGGCGTGAAGCAGGAGACCACGTGGGGCACGGCCGTCGTGGTCGATCGGTTCTACGAGTTCCTCAACGAGAGCTTCGAGACGAACGTCGGCAACGTGGAGAGCCGGGGTATCGGCGGCGGCCGCTTCCTGCGCGCCTCCCGTGTGAAGACCTACATCAAGGACGCTTCCGGCACGTTTGTGGTGCCGGTGATGAACCTCGGCGCTGGCCTGCTCCTTAAGCACTGGCTCGGCGCGGTGTCCACGAACTCCGCGGCAACGCCGGTGATCGTACACACGTTCACGCCGGACACGAACGGCAAGCTTGGCCTCGGGCTGACCGTGCAGGTCGGGCGGCCGGACATCGGCGGCACGGTGCGGCCGTTCACCTACGCCGGCGGAAAGGTGATCTCGGGCGAACTGCGCTGCGCCCTGGACGAGGAGTTGGACCTCTCGCTTGACATGGACTTCAAGAGCGTCGTCACCGCGACCGCGCTCGCCTCGAAGTCGTTCGCGGCGGACATGGAGCCGTTCATCTTCGTCGAGGGCGCGCTGACCATCGGCGGCTCGGCCAAGCTCGTCCGCTCGGCCAGCGTGAAGTTCTCTGACGCGATGAAGACCGATCGACGCTTCCTCGGCAATTCGAAGCTGCAGCCGCTGCCGAACGGGTGGGCGGAGGTGACGGGGAATCTCGAAGCCGAGTTCGAGGACCTGGACGAATATGCCGCCTTCGTCGCGGGCACCACGGCCGAGCTCGTGCTCACGTTCACCACGGCGAGTGTCATCAGCGTCGGGAATCCGTTCAAGCTCGAAGTCACCATCCCGGCCATCCAGTACACGGGGGAGACGCCGAAGGTCGGGGGCCCGGATGTCGTCATGCAAGCACTCCCGTTCCGGGTGCTAAACAACGAGACGGACCCGGTGATCACCGTCGAGCTGACGACCAGCGACGCTGCGCCGTAGCCGTGGCCGACCTCACGTCTCGCGGTGGCGCTGCCCGGATCGATGGGCTGCAGGAGTTCGCGAAGCAGCTCCGCGGTACGGGCACGGGCCTGCAAAAGGCGCTCACGGAGACGAATAAGCACTTTGCCGAGCAGGTCGTCGTGACCGCGCTCGTCAACATCGCGACGCCGGTCAGCTCGCGCGTGAAGGCGAGCGTGCGGGGGCTGGCGACGCAGAAAGAGGGCCGGGTGGTTGCAGGCGGCGCTCGTGCTCCCGAGTTCTGGGGGCAGGAGTTCGGCGGCCGGAAGCGGCCACGCACGATGCAATTCCAACCCCACAAGGGCCGCGAGGGGTACTGGCTGTATCCCGCCTATCGCGAGGTCGTGAAGGAGATCCCGGACCAGTTCTGGGAGAACGCAGAGAAGAACGTGCTCGGGAAGATCTTCCCGGGCTGAGGAGGGGAAAACCATGCGGATCGAGTTCGATCCCAACCAGGTCACGCTCGAGGAGTGCGAGGAGTTCGAAGCCCTCACCGGGCAGAGCTTCGCCGCGCTCTTCAACACCCCACGATCTGCGCGCACGGTCGCCTGGATCGTTTGGCGCGAGCGGCGGAAGGAAGAGCCGGAGCTGACCTACGCCGATGCCCGGCGGATGCGGTTCTCGGAGATTGAATGGGAACTCCCCACCGAGGCCGCGGCGGAGGAGACGGCGCCGGCCGCGGCGGACGCTTCCGAAGAGAGCTCCCCCGATTCGCCGCAGCCTTTGGATACACCCCGGCTGCATTCCGTGAGCTGACCCTGGAGGACTTCGCCGCGCTCAAGGCGTGGCTCGACGAACGGGAGCGGGGAGAGGGGGACGGGCATGGCAGGAGATAGCGAAAAGCGTCTCGTCCTCGTTATCACGGGCGACACCGGGAAGGCCGAAGCCGCGGCGAAGAAGCTGGCGGGCGAGCTCGATGGCGTCAACACGAAGATGACGCAGCTGGACGCGGCGAGCGGCAAGGCCAGCAACGCACTCGACAAGAAGAGCGCGGCGAGCGCGAAGGCGTCGGCGAACCTCGCGAAGGTCTCGCTGGCGGCGACGGGCGCCGCCCTCGTGCTGGGCGGGCTGGCCGTGAAAGCGGCGATGCAGTTCGAGCACCAGATTGACCAGGTGGGCGCGGTCGCGCAGGCGACGGAGCCGGAACTGGAGCAGCTCCGGAAGACCGCGATGAAGCTCGGCGCGGATACCGCGTTCTCCTCGAACGAGGCGGCGGCGGCGATGGAGGAGCTGGCCGCGGGCGGTCGATCGGTCGCGCAAATCGTGGGCGGCGAGGCGACGGCGGCGGTAAGCCTGGCGGCGGCGGGGAACTACGGGCTGGCGGACTCGGCCCAGACGATCGCCGTCTCCATGGACATCTGGAAGGGCACGCAGCTCGATACGAACGAGGTGGTGAACCGGCTCGCGGGAGCGGCCAACTCGTCGCGGTTCGGCGTCGATGACATGGCGCAGGCGATCGCGCAGGCGGGCGGCGTGGCCGCGCAGATGGGCGTGAGCTTCGGGGATATGACCACGGCGGTGGCGGCGACCGCTTCTTCGTTCGCCAGCGGTTCGGATGCCGGCACATCGCTCAAGACGATGATGCTCCAGCTCGACGGGACGACCGAGAAGGCGAAGAAGGTGATCGCCGAGTACGGGCTGGAGTTCCGCACGGCGACGGGCGAACTGAAGCCGATGTCGGCGATCGTGGACGAGCTCCACAACAAGATCGGGCCGCTGGGCGAGGCGCAGCAGGTGGCGGCGCTGAAGACCATTTTCGGGAACGACGCGTACCGCTCGGCTGGCGGGCTAATGAAGCTCACCGGCGCCGAGTTCGAAGCGATGTCGACGAAGATGGAGAACACGAGCGCAGCGGACGTGGCGGCGCAGCGCATGGGCAACCTCAGCGGGGACGTGGAGCAGCTCAAGGGCTCGGTGGAGACGCTGGGGATTGCGATCGGGACGAAGGCGATCCCGGCGCTAGCGACGCTGGCGCAGGGCGCAACCAAGGCGGTGAACGGGTTCATGGGGTTGCCCGCGAGCACGCAGAATGCGGCGCTCGGGATCGGCGCGATCGTCGCCGTGACGCCGCTCGCGGTCAGCGTGTTCCAGAAACTCTTCGCGGGCACCGAGCAGAACACAGGGGCGTTCGGGCGGCTGGGAACGATGGCCGGGACGACGAGCGGGAAGCTGACGCTCCTGGCCGGTGGCATCGGCACGGCGTTCCTCGCGGCCGACATCATCTCGCAGAAGACGAGCGGGCACGGAATCCTCGAATGGGTCTTCGGGGACCCGCAGCAGGCGGGGAAGACAGAGGAGGCGGTGACGCGCCTCAACAGCAGGCTCAAGGAGCTGGGGGAGGGAACCAGCGCCGTTGCCGTGGGCGTCTCCATGCTGCGCGAGGCCGAGCGGCTCCGCGAGGATTCGCATGACACCCAGGTGCAGCAGGCGCTCGGAAAGATCCAGGTCACGAAGGATGAGCAGGCGGCGCTCGATGCGTTGATGCAATCGGTAGGTGGGCAGAAGGCGACGTACGCCGAGCTCATCCCGATTCGGAAGCAGCTCACAGCGTACGAGCAGGAGTATTTCGACAAGCAGGTCGATTGGACTGCGAAGACCAGGGACTACATGTTCGCCCAGGTCGCCGCCAACGAAGCGACAAACGCGTCGGCGGTCTCAGCGCCGCTCGCGGCCGATGCGCTGGCGGCAGTGGCCGCCCCGACGGCCGCTGCCGCCAGCGCTGCCGACACCGCGGCGAAGGACTTCGACGAGCTGGCGCGGTCGCTCGGCGATGCGGAGAAGGAAACTCTGGACTACAACAAGGCGCTGGACGAGTTGATCGGGCGGTTCGCGGCGGCGAATCCGGCGGTTCACCAGCTGCAGATGGAGAACGCGTTCCTCGGCGAGGAACTGGACGACCTCAAGGGGAAGACCTACGCCCTCTCGGAAGATGAGAAGGCGCGGGTGCAGGTCCTCGAAGAAACGATTAAGAAGAACGACGCGCTGATCAAGGGGTACAGCGACAACCAGGAGGCGCTAGAGGGTGTGAAGCTGCGGCTCACGGAGTACATGGGGCCGACGGCGCTCGGCGGCCTGCTGACGCTGATGGATAACCTCAAGGTACCGCAAGAAGACCAAATCGAGCTGCTCAAGAACATCGGCAAGGGTTACACGCAGCTTTCGACCAAGGATATACCTGGCGCGATTCAGACGTTCGGGGAGCTGAAGAGTTCACTGGATAAAGAGATTTGGGACCCGATTGCGAAAGCGGTCGGCACGGATTTCGTAAAGGCGATCGCAGACGGCTACACCGGTCCCGAGAAGGAGAACCTTCTCCGAGCCGCGGGCGCGTTGCTCGACGATGCAGCCGCCGCAGGGAAGAACAGTGCGCTTATCGGTGGCTCCGCGGCAGGCAAGGCATATGTCGATGGGATAGTCGCAGGTCTACGGAGCGGCCAGGCGCAGGCGGCGTTCGAGGTCATGTCCAACATCGACGCGCTGATCGCGGCAGGGCAGGCGGGTCTCGACACGGGTTCGCCGTCGAAGAAAACGCGCGATCTGATCGGCATCCCGTTCGTGCAGGGCATCGTGAAGGGGATCGAGCAGGAGTCGCCAGCGCTCCAGGAGGCGTCGCGGGCGCTGGCAAACGACCTCCTGGCTACGAGCGACCAGGGTTGGCTCCTGCTGATGCATCGCACCAGCGAGGAGGTCGCGATGTGGGCGGACATGCTGCGGGAAGGGCTCGCCACCGGCCGCGAGATGTCGCAGACCGAAATGGGGCTAATGTTCCGCGATCTGCTCGCGGTGGTCACCAACTCGGGGCTGCCGGAGGAGGCGCAGCGCGAGATGGCGGCGACCATCGCCATGCTCGCAAACGGCATCCACGAGGGCACGGGCGTCGCCAACAGCGCGCTCCTGCAATTCATCCGCCACCTGCAGGAGACGCTGTACCAGAATCGGCTCGTGGTACCTGCACCGGTGGTGCAGGGCGGCGCAGGCGGCGTGAGCAGCGTGAGCAGCGGCGGCGCAGGGCAGCCGTTCATCACGCCATCGAACCCGAACGTAGGCGATACCGCCAACCAGGGCGGGCATGTGCTCGTGTGGACTGGCAGCGCCTGGCAGGACACCTCTTACGTCGGCCCGACCCCCGGATCCATGCCCGCGCTGGGATCGCCCGGCGATACGAACACGGTGCCGTGGTACGACGAGGGCACCGATTACGTTCCGGAGGACCAGCTGGCCGTCGTCCACCGGGGCGAGGCGGTGCTGACGCGGGAGGAGAACCGGGCCAGGCGCTCTGGCCGTGGCGGCGATTTCAATGTGTCCGTCGTGATCAATCAGCAGCCCGGCGAATCGGTAGCGAGCATCATGTCGCGGCTCGATACCTGGTTCGCCGAGAAGGCGCGCGAGTTCATGGACCACGAGCTCGGCGTCGGCGCCGTTGCGTACGGTGGCCGCTGATGCCATCGAACGCGCCCACGAACCTTATCCCGGCCGACGGCGCAGAGACAACGACGCTCACGCCGACGTTCCAGGGCACGCACACGGCGAACATCGGCGCGATGGTAGCGGCGTACATCGAGGTTCGCCGCGTCTCGGACAACGCGGCGATGTGGATCTCGAACGGCCAGGCGGCGAGCGGTGCGACATTCTCGCTGAGCTACGGCGGGACGCCGCTGGTCAAGGGCGTGCAGTACAACTGGCGCGCGGCGACCGAGGCGACGGGAGAGGGGAAGCAAGGCACGTTCTCGGCCTTCCAGGGGTTCACGGCGGGGGACAATGCCGCCCCGACGGCGAACATCGTCAGCCCGAGCGGCGGGGCGCAGATCGCGACGCTCACTCCCACGCTGACATGGGGTTTCAACGACCCGGACACCGGCGATACGCAGGCGTCGTGGCAGGTGCAGGTGCAGCGGCAGTCCGATTCGGTCGTCATGTGGGATCCGGGAGTGGTCACCGGCGCCGATACCTCGGTGGTGTATGCGGGCACGGCGCTCGCCAGCGGCACGGCGTACCGGTGGCGGATTCGCGCGCAGGATAACCATGGGGCGTGGAGCGAGTACAGCGCGTGGGCGGTGTTCACGCCCGCGAACGCGCCGGACCGGCCAACGGGGATCACGCCGAGCGGGCTCACGAACACACTCACGCCGACGATCGGCGGAACGTACGTGGCCGGGCTCGGCGGGACGCTGGCGGCGTTCCAGTACGAGATCAGCCGCGGCGGGTCGGTCATCTATCTCTCGGGCGATGTGACCGCTTCCGGGTCTACGTTCTCCCAGGTCTACGGGTCGGCGAACAGCGGCGACACGCCGAGCACGCCGCCGGCGCTGGCCTGGGGGACGACCTACACGCTGCGGGTGCGCACGAAAGATAACATCGGCGTCTACTCGGCCTGGACGAATCCGGTCACATTCAACACGAACTCGGCGCCGTCTTCGCCCACGAACCTGGGCCCGAACGGGAGCATCACCGGCGACACAACGCCCGAGCTGGCGTGGTCGCACAACGATGCCGATGGCGACGCCCAGACGGTCGCCGAGGTAGAGCTGCGGAAGGTCAGCGATGACAGCGTGGTCACGGGCTACGGCCCGAAGACGCTGACGCAGGCGGGAACCACGCACACCGTCACGGAGACGCTCATCGCGAGTCCGCCCACGGATTACAAGTGGCGCGTGCGGACGAAGGGGACGGCGGGGCCGGGGTTCGGCGCGTGGTCCTCGTGGGTGAGCTTCACGGTCGCGCCGGCGCCCACGGTGACGCTGACGGACCCTACGCCGGCGGAGGTGCTGACCTCGCCGACGGTGGCGATCGCCTGGACGTTCTCGGGCGGCAGCGGCACACAGCAGGACTACCAGGTCAAGGTCTTCGCGAGCGACGGGACGACGCCGGTATACACCGGCTCGGTGGTCGTGAGCGCGGCGACGAGCGTGAGCGTGAATCTCGCGGCCTACCTGGCGAACGGCGGCACGTACCAGGTGCAGGTGGTGGCGCGGGACACGGCGAGCGTCGCCGGTGAGAGCTCGAAGGTGGCGATCACCACGGCGTGGACGCCGCCCGCGACGATCACCGGTCTGAGCGCGACCGCGATCGGGGGTCAGTCGTGAGCTTCTCCAGCCTGCCGAACGCCTATCTCCAATGGGACGAGAGCGCCGAGCCACTGGCGACGTTCATCCGCTACAACGTCTACCGGCGGCGGGCGGCGGCGGCATGGACGCGCATCGCGGCGATCCCGGACCGGAGCATCACCTACTACAACGATTTCGCCGTGAAGAGCGGCCTCGCGTACGAGTACACGGTCACGGTGACAAAGGATCTGTCCGGGCAGGAGGTCGAGGGCGTGAAGGCGGCGGCGGTGAGCGTCACCGTGGCGTTCCTCTCCTCCTTCCTCCACGCGTGGCGGGCGCCCGCGTACTACGCGGAGCTGCTCGTTACCCCGCAGAGCATCACTCCGGAACAGGACATCGCGTTCGTTCAGCCGTGGAGCGCGCGGGCGCCGATTGGCCATGTCGGCCCGAAGCGGGCCAAGCGGCTCTCCCTCACGGCGGGCGATATGTACTGGGACGACGGGAGCGCGGCGGAGGTATGGGACGCGCTCGAAGCGATGCAGGAGCGGCAGTTCACAGCGGGCGATGTGCTGCTCTACCGCGATGCGCGGGGGACGGCGATCACCTGCCAGGTTCGCAGCATGAACCGGGGCGATCAGCCCATCACGGCGAGCGTGCAGCTCGAGCTACAAGAAGTCCAGTTCACGGAGGAGGTCTGAAATGGTGACGACGCCGCTACCGGACAACATCATCGACGACACGGATCAGCCGACGGCGCATCCGCTCTACCACAACACGATCGCGAAGCTGCTTGCGGGGCCGATCTGGAGGAACGTGCAGGGGCACGGCGCCGTGGGCGATGGCGTCACAGATGCGACGGCGGCAATCCAGGCGGCGATCGACCTGGGTGGGCATGTGCGCCTTCCCCCGGGCGTCTACCTCTGCGACGCGGCGAAACTCGATCTCGATGTCGCGGACGTCTGTTTCGAGGGGGCGGGCGCCGGAGCGACGACGCTGAAAATCACGGGGGCGACGCAGGTCGGGCTCGACGTGGCGGCGGACCGGGTGAAGATACGGAACCTCACGCTGCTCCACGCGACGAGCACGGCGACGGCGGGCGCTGCCATCCGGCTCACGAGCAATGGCTACTGCGAGATCGAGAACGTGACGCTCGCGGGCGGCTGGTTCCGGAACATCGAGGTGATCGACGGCTTCCAGGCGAACATCCGCGGGTGCTTCCTCTTCGACCACAAGAATGCCGGTCTCTGGCACGGGCAGACGACAAACGGCGACCGCGGCGACACGATCATCGAGGGCTGCACGATCGACACGGGATCGGGCGGGGCCACCAACGGTGTCTTCTGGGAGAGCGGCGGCGGGCTGCGCGTCCTCGGCAATAAGATCCTCGGCCACGTGAACGGCGTGCTCGTGGATATCAAGCCCGCGATCACGACGCAGGGCGTCTATGTGCGCGGCAACAGCATCGAGAACTGCACCGGCTACGCGGTGCGGGCGAAGCGGGCGAGCGGCACGCCGACGCTGAACATGGTGGAGATCACCGATAACCAGATCGATGTGAGCGGTGACGGTATCTCGCTGGAGTCCGCGGGCATCGGCCTGAGCACCGTCCACGGAAACAACATCCGGGTACCCAACACGAAGACCGGCATCAACATCGGCGCGGCGGTGGTCAGCACGCAGGTGACGGGGAACCAGGTGAACGGCGCGCTGGTCGGGCTGGCGATCGCCGCCGACGCGCAGGTGGCGGCGCGTGGGAACCAGTTCTATAACTGCGCGACGCTCATCTCCAATCTCGCTGGGCTGGACATCGACACCGGGCCAGTCGAGCAGCTCTACCAGTTCCATCTCCCGGCGAACACGAGCACAACGGTGTACGACGCGCTGATCCAGATCGACATGGACGACTACCGGACGGCGTTCGTCGAGTTCACGTTCGACCTCATCCTCAACGGCGTGGGGCGCGCGAGCGCGGTCATCACCAAGCTGCTGAACAAGGACGCGGCGGGAGTGACGGTGACGGCCGTCGCGAGCGTCGTCGCGGGCAGCGTGTTCGATGTGCAGTTCGACACGACCACCGTCTCCGGCTCGGTCCAGGTCGGCGTGCGGCGGAACAGCGGCGCCGGGGGTACCAGCATCCTTGGCCAGGTGCACATGCGGGTGCTCGGCCATGTGAAGGCGGTCCAGGGCATCTGATGGCAAACCGCACCTTCGGCACGGGCAAGTTCGGATCCGGCACCTTCGGTGGCGGTTCGCCCGGGGCTGGCGAGATCGAGTTCCGGTTGTCGGCGCCGGGTGCGGGCGCCGGAAACGCCGCAGCTTCGACCCCGGCGGGCTCGCTCGGCGGCTACGTGGCGACGAACCGGCTCGTGAACGACGTCGATGGGAACCTGTTCGCGCGCATCACCGAGGCGCAGGCGGCGGTCGGGCGGACGGTGTATCGCTGCCTGTTCGTGTACAACGGGAGCGCGGACGGCTGGGTGCCGACGGCATGGATCGTGGCGCAGGGCGAGGGCGGTGCTCGCGTCGAGCTCGGGCTCGACGCGAGCACCGGCGAAAGCATCATCAACCACTCGGCCGCCCAGGCGATCATCATCGCCGACGAGCTGACGGCCCCGGCGGGCGTGGCGTTCTCGGCGCCGTACACGGCGGGGGCGGCGCTCGCGGTGGGCGGCATCGGATCAGGGAATGTGCGGCCGCTCTGGTTCAAGATGATCGTGCCGGCGGACCCCGAGGCGCGCGACCCCGACTGGGTGATCGTGCGGCTCGACGACGGCGCGGGCGTGGCGAGAGAGATCACCCTGCGCTGGGTAATCGAGCCGAGCCCGAACCGGATCACGCTCGCGCTCACATCCTCACCGGTGAGCTACGCATTCCGGTACGAGAAGCGAAGCCGCGCGAACGGCTACCAGGCGGACATCTCGGGGGCGATCTCGGCCGGGTCGATCACGCTCGACAACGACCGCGACATCGTGCGGCTGGGCTCGTTCACGTTCGAAGCTGATCAGGTTGCCAGCGCCGGCAACCTGATCAGCTTCGACCCGCTGAGCGACCACCTCGCGTGTTTCATGGATCTGCGCGTGGACGGGAGCTACGTGCAGGCGTTCCAGCTCGGGCTCTTCGCGATGAACCTCGCGCCCAAGCGGATGATCGACCCGGCGATGACGCTGGAGACCTGGGCGGCGGCGGACCTCGCGCTGCACCTCGTGGAGGCGACGACGACGGCGCCGTACACCGTCGCGGCGGGCGTGAACTACCTCACGGGTGCGGGCGCAGTGGCCGCCATTCTCGACGCTCACAGCCTCGCGCACGCGCTGCCGAGCACCGCGCTAACGCTGCCGATCGACATGACGTGGGGCGTCGGCGTGCCGTGGCTGCGCGTGGTCAACGACCTCCTGCGCGGCGCCGGGTTCTACCCGCTTTGGTTCGATGCGACCGGCGTCGGGCGGACGCGCGAGCTGGACGAGCTGAGCGAGCGCAGCCCGGACGTGGACTACACCGGCGAGGCGATGGTCCTGAGCGCGGACATCACCGAGGAGCGCGAGACGGCGCGGTTCGCGAACCAGATCGTGGCCGTGGTCGATGACCCGAGCCGGGGCGTGTTGGCGAGCGTGCGGACGAACGCGGACCCGGACTCGCCCACGAGCACGGTGCGGCTTGGGCGGACGATTACCCGCACCATCGCGGGCGACCGGGCGGCGGACCAGGCGACGCTCGATCTGCTCGCGACGCGGGAGCTGCAGCTGGCCGGTTCGCTCTACCGGAAAGCGACGATCACGACCTCGTTCGATCCGCGTCGGGAGGCGCGCGAGGTGTACTCGATCGAGGTGGAGGGCGCGTACGAGCGGGCGAACTGGTGGGTGCGGAACTGGAGCCTGCCGCTGGTTACCGGGGCGCAGATGAAGCACGCGATCGCGGAGACGCAGAAGGTGACGGCTTCATGAACGTGATTGCGATGGCGCGGGAGGCGTTCGACGGGCTCTACCGGCAGCGGGTATTCCGGGCCGTCGTCACGGGAGTATCGGGTGAGCTCGTGGAGATCCAGCGCACGGGGCAGGCGGCCCCGGACAGCCAGGCGTATCCGCGGCTGGCGAGCTACGTAACGCCCTCCGTGGGCGACGAGGTCATCGTTCAGCAGGTCGGCGACGGCTGGCTGATCACAGGAAAGGTCCTGCGGTAGCAGGGGGAGGAAATCATGGCAACAAAGATTTCGAATGCAGCGGCGAAGGCGGCCGCGGACGCGGTGGTGGACCTCATCGACGCGGGAGTCGCGGCGGGAAAGCTGCGCATCTACGATGGCGCGCAGCCGGCCGATCCGGATACGGCGGTGGGCGCGCAGGTGCTCCTGGCGGAACTGACGTTTGCTGACCCGGCCTTCGGGGCGGCGGCGGACGGGGCGCCGGGAGGCGTCGCAACGGCCAACGCCATCACAGCGGACGCCGCTGCGAACGCGACAGGCACAGCCTCATGGTTCCGGGTGGTGGACTCGGCCGGTAACGCCATCTTTGATGGGGCCGTGGGCACGAGCGGGGCGCAGCTCAACCTCGCGACGGTGAGCATCGTGCAAAACGTCGAGGTCCAGGTAACGAGCTTCACCTACACGCAGCCGGAGAGCTGATATGGGCGAGATCGAGGAGATGCTGGCCGGTGTGGGCGATCGGCGGGAGCGTGCCCGGATTAAGGCCGGGCAGCTCGCGAAGCTCGCGGGCGAGACGTTCGCCTTCGGGGCCTTCGCCATCTCCATCGTCGCCGGACCGCGTGCCGTGACCGTCAACGGGGAGCCCGTCCTTGAAGTCATGGTCACCGTCTCGCGCAATGCACGCGCCATCAAGGTTGATGGGCATCTCCGGTTCGTGAATCCGCCAGTACGGGTGTGGGATGGCACCTACAGCACTATTACCGATCCCGTCTCTGGCGAGCAGATCCGGCGCAAGAACTTCGTGGAGAACCCGCGCGCGGCACTGCGGCAGATGATCGGCGACGCAATCAAGGCACAGCTGCGATGACCATCACGACCGTCTACGCGGCTACCAGCGATGGCTACATTAACTCCAACTCCACGGGCTATACCGCCGCGCGGGATGGCACTGATAACCTGAGCGTGAATACTACCAGCACCATTCTTGCAGTAGGCCAGGGGCGCTCTGGATCAGTACGCAATGTGTGGCAGGCTGGCCTCGCGTTTGACACATCGGCAGTCGGCACCGATGAGATCTCAGCCTCCGTACTGTCTCTCGACGGTGATACGAATAACAGCACCACAGATTTCACGATGCAGGCGCGCGGCGACGATTGGAATCCAACGTATACCACTGCAAAATGGCGTACAGGCGCAGATCTCAGCGCGCTAACGCTACTGGCGACCTTCCCATCGGCGTCCTATGCGGCCGGTTACATGGACTTCACGGAGAGTTCCGGCGCACTCTCGGCGTACATCAACAAGACCGGTACCACGTACTTTATCCTCTGCTCCGATAGAAATGTCGGGACCGGCGTAGATCCTTCGGGTGCAGAGAATGTGTTTCTCACATCGGCGGATGCGTCCGGGACGACGAGCGACCCGAAGCTAGCGATCACGCATGCGTCGTCGTCCATCACCGGCACGGGCGCTGCCGTAGCCCCGAAGGCCATCGCGGCAGCGGCTGGCACACTCCGGGACTCCGGCGCGGCGGCAGCGGCAGCTCCGTCCGCCACGGCCTCGGCATCCGGCGTGACCCGCGTTGGTGGCACCGGGGCTGCCAACGCGCCGGTTGCGACTGCGGCGGTTTCCGGGACGCTTCGCGACTCGGGCACCGGCGCGGCAGTCGCACCGGCGGGCATCGCATCCGCCGAGGGTAGAGTTCCGATCTCGGGCACCGCGGCTGCGCTCGCACCGGCCGCAGTGGCGTCGGCTTCCGGGACGGTCAGCCTCAGCGGTACGGCCTCGGCAACCGCACCGGCCGGAACGGCGTCCGCGACGGGAACGGCGCGAGTCACCGGCGCCGGGGCAGCGATCGCGCCGCTGGCGATCGTGTCGGGCAGCGGCCCGGGCTCTATCACGGGCACGGGCGAAGCGGTCGCGCCATCGGCGACATCGGCGGGGACGGGCGCGCTCCGGGACTCGGGCAGCGGTTCGGCCACTGCCCCCGCCGCGATCGCCTCGGCATCGGGGCGGACGATCGTGGCCGGGAGCGGCTCGGCGATGGCCCCGGCGGGCACGGCCTCGGGCAGCGGCATGTTCCGGCTTCCGGGTGCAGCTACCGCAGTCGCGCCGGGTGCGGTTGCTGCCGGGAGTGGAGTGCTGCGAATCACCGGTACGGGCGCAGCCGTGGCTCCTGCCGCCGTGGCCGTGGGCGCGGGTTCCACGCCAATGCTCCCGCCAATCTCGATCACCATCCTCGGCTCCTATCGCCCGGTCCTGGCCCTCGCGGCCAGCTCGCGGCCTGTGCTGGCGCTCGCGGGGAGTTTCGAGGCCGAGGTGACGCTCGCGGGGAGCAGCGAGGGCGTGTCGATACCGGGGAGCTATCGGCCGGAGATCAGGATCGGAGGGGACGGATGACAATCGAGACGAACATCCCGGCGCACACGATCGACGACGCCGGAAGGAAGCACGTGAACTTCCCGCGTGGGGCGCGGCGCGTTCTGACCATCCCCGTCGAGGACGAGCCGGGCGATCCGCAGGACATGACCGGCTGGGCGCTCGCCTTCCGGGTTCGCGACGGCGCTGATGCCGTGGTGATCGAGAAAGCGACGGGCGGGAGCGGGATCACGGTCGCGACCGGCACGGCCACGGTCGCGATTGAGCGGGCGGACACCCTGCCGCTGCAGCCCGGCCGATACAACTACGCCCTCTGGCGGACGGATGGCGACAATGACGATGTGCTGGCCTTCGGCACGCTCGAAATCGTGCGCGTGGCCGCGCAGTAGGGAGGGAGGAGCGATGTGGCGATTCCGATGGAAATTCCAGTCCAGGTTGCAGCATCCGCGGTGGCAGTCGTGACGGCGGTTGTCGGCTACATGAAATTCCGCCACCTGTTCAGCGGGAACGTGAACTCCACGCCTGCGGCGGATCTATGGAAGCGGCTCTCCGATCTGCAGGACTACATGGGGAAGGAATTGGATAAGCGCGATCGCCGCATCGATGACCTCAGCATCAAGCTCAACGAAAAGGACGAGAAGATCTCGTACTTGACCGGGCTTCTGCGGGTGGAGGAGCGGGAAAAGAAGGAGCTCGAATTGGAGGTGAGCCTGCTCCAGGAACAGGTCAGAGATCTGCGACGCCAAACGAGTGCGAATACCGCACGGATCGAGCAGGGAGCGTCGGCCGGGCAACCCCCTCCGCCCGCCGGCGCTTCCGGTGAAGGAGGGTAGAGAGATGGACCTGATCATCCAAGGCTTCGCGCTCGGACTCGGCGTGGGGCTCGGCATGGGGGTCCCCGTCAGCATCGCCCTGTGGCTCGCCAACCGGACGCCGGGCGAGATCGACATTTCGCGGTCCTTCGAATGAGCGCGAAAGACGATGCGCTGACGTTCCTGGAGATGCTGATCGCGGGCGGCTGGGAAGTCACGGGCTTCGGCGGCACGAGCAGCGGGCCGCGGCGGCAGGAGTTTCGTATCAGCCTCGTGAAGGCGGAGGAGAAGCCATGAGGGGCCTGGATTATTCCTGGGCGCGGCCCACGGGTGCGACTATCCGCGAGGCCGGGTTCGAGTTCGTGATGCGATACATCCCGCGCCCCGGAACCGGCGCGCATGGCCTCGACGCGGCCGAGCTCGCGGACCTGCGCGCGAACGGCCTCGCGGTCGGGCTCGTGTTCGAGAGCTGGGCGGAGCGCATCTTCGACGGCTATCCGGCGGGGGCGGCCGACGCGCAGGTGTCGCAAGCCGCGCTCACCAAGCTCGGTATGCCGCTGGACCTGCCGATCTACTTCGCCTGCGACGTGGATACGGAACCGGCGATGCTCGCGCTCGTGGACGACTACCTTCGTGGCTGCATCTCAGTACTCGGCCTCGCTCGCGTCGGCATCTACGGCGAGTACGACGTCATCGACCACTGCTACCGCTCGGGGAGCGCCGCCTGGTTCTGGCAAACGTACGGGTGGAGCCGGGGGCGCAAGCATCCCGAGCGCCACCTCTACCAGTACCTGAACGGGCAGACGCTGAACGGCGGCGAGGTGGACTACAACGAGGCGTACGGCGAAGAGCAGGGGCTCTGGAAAGTGGAGGATGAAGTGAATCAAACGGATTTCGAGGACCTGGTGCTATCGATCTACGCGGGGGCAGAGGAGCGCTACAGCGAAAACGATGGCGTAGAGCAGTCGCTGTGGGGGCAGACGAAGCCGCGCGCTGAACGGCTGGAAGTGGCGCTGTGGCGGATGCGTGACCGGGCGCAGGCGGCGCGAGACGAGGCGCAGAGCCTCGCGCAGGATGTGGATGAGGCGCAGCGGGGTTCCGCGGGTGGCGCTAACGGCATCCCGCCGCACAAGCACGAGATGACCATCGCAATCAGTTCGACCGGGGGAGTCATCAAATGATCTGTCAGTTCCGAAACCACGTGCCGCAGAACGTGACGAATGCCGAAGGCGCCGGCGATATCCTCTGCCTCCGATGTGGGAAGCTCCAATCCCAGGGCTGGGGCAACGCCACGTACGACGGCTTCATTCGCGGCCTGCGCCTCGCCGCGCTCGCGGGCGGGACCACTCTCTTCACGAGCCTCACGGTGGCGGATATGAGCCTGCGCAGCGTCATCGCGCTGACTGGCGTGGCGGTGTTCACGGCGCTCGGCGGACGGACGTACGAGGGCGCGCGGGACGAGCGGAAGGCGGCCGGCTGATGATCACTCGGCAAGTAAGCCGCGCGGTGCGACTCGTGGCGATCGTGCGGGAGTTTGAGGCGGGCGCCATCATCAGCACGAGTGGCCTCGCGGAGAAGCACGAGTGCAGCGTGCGCCAGATCCAGCGGGATATCCTGGCGATCGACGTGGATCTGCGGGTGCCGATCGTGAAGGTCGGGCCGAAGAAGTACGCGCTCTTCCGCTAGCTCCAGCGCGGCCCGTAGCGGGCTTCGAGGCGCGCGAGCATCTCCGGCCAGCCCTCGGAGAGCGTATTTCGCGGCGCCAGCGGGAGCGGCCCCACACGCCAGAGCGGGAGGTCCAGGTTGATCTCCTGGTAGCGATCGTAGGCGGCGTTGTAGGGGGTGCCGGTGGCGTGGATGAACTGCCAGATATCGTCGTCGCCCCAGTCGCGGAGCGGGACGCAGACGATCCCTCCCCGGCGATGGTAGATCGGCCCGGCTTCGGCGAGGAAAGCGGCGCGGTTCTTGCTCTCGTCGCCGCGCAGTCCGAGGAAGGTAAGGTCGTAGCCCTCGCCCTGCGCCCAGTCGGTGAGCAGCCCAGGAATCGCCTCCGTGCCCTCGAGCGGCTCACGCCAGTAGGGCGCATCCCGCCACGAGGTGAACCAATAGGCGTGGGTCGCGTGCCCGGCGACGATGCGGAAGGGGCCCTGCACGTTGTAGCGCAGGCTCTCGATGAAGGCGACGCTCTCCGGGAACTCCAGCTCGTCATCGCTCCAGATCACGGGCACATCGGACCGGACCGCATGCACGAGCGCGAGCAGCACCGTGGAATCCTTGCCGCCGGAGAAGCTCACGTAGGGCCGGTGAACGGCCTCGCGAGCGAGCGCCTTGCGGATGATGTCGGCGGCCACGGCCACCTTATCGCGCAGCCCGCCGCGCCCGAAGTCGGCGCTGGCGAACGCGCGCGGCGTGGGCAGTTCGGATGGCCGCTTCGGCTGGGCCGGGAATTCGGTGATCGCATTGAGCGTGGAGGCGAGCCACGCCATCTCGGCATCGCCCTCGGATTGCGGGCCGTAGCGCTTCGCCCACACCTTGAAGCCCTCGGACTCGCCGTCGTCTTCCCGGTGCCGTGCCTCGCCGATTTTGAAGGGATTGAAGTCGATATCGGTGCGCATGGTGTAGCCGCGCGCCATAAGCCGATTCCAGCAATCGTAGGCGCGGTAGACAACGATCATGCGATCGCCCGGCACGCGGTACGCCTGCGGGCGGATAGGCGCACCGCCGCCCGCCGCGTCCGCCTTCGCAATCCAGCAGGCCCGGCAGAGCCGCTGGCTGAAATCCCACAGCTTGGCCTGCCGCTCACGGTCCGGGCCGTAGAGTTGCTCGATCGCGGTGTGCCCGCACTGGTAGCGAACCTCAGTCCTCGCCAATTCCGTTGAACCTTTCGCGCAGCGACTTGCCCTCATCGCGCTTCGCGCGCTCGGAAGCGGCCTTGCGCATCTCGGCCAGGGCTGATCCGGGCTCGGCCACCGCCGGCTCCTTCGCGAGCCGGGGCGTGGATTCCCGGGGCGGTGCGGCCTTCGGGTGCTCGGTATCGCGGAAGGGGCGACGGCCCAGCTTCGCGGCGATGGCGTCCAGCTCTTCATCCCGGAGCAGCAGTTTATCGCACATGTGGAAGTCCGCCCCAACCTCGATCGCCAGCTCGCGGAGACGGTCGATCTGCACGCCGAAGCGCCGGGCGGCGAGATCCTCCATACACCACGGGAGCGAGCGGCTGCGCGCAGGCGGGGGCTCTGCCAGAGGTGCCACCTCGGCCGATCGGCCGGTCAGTTGCCCAGCGGCATTGCGCTCGCGCGGCGCGCAGTCCCAGCAGGAGTGTGTCTGGGGATCGCCGCCTCGAAGCTCATTGCTCGCGGTTTGAAGCAGCGCGCGTGAGCGCTGCCAGTGGCCATCCTGCCACCATCGCAGGCAGGTGATCGACTCAACGCGCGCGTATGCGGCCTCGATCTCGGCGGCGTGATCAGGGTGCTCGGCCTTCGCATCATCGGTATCGAGGCGCATCTCCCGCAGGCGCATTGTGCGGAAGCGCGGGAGATCGTCGACGCCAGGCAGAGGATATGCGTTCATGGCTTCGCCTCCTTGCGGGGACGCCCGGTCGTGCGCGTGCGCATTGCATCGACTTCGGACGGAGTGTACACGCGAGCTTGCCCGATCGATCGGCCGAGGCCGCGGACCTTCGCCATCCGCCGCACCCGGCTCTCGTCGAGGCCGAGCTCGCTTGCGACCTGGGCGCCGGTCCGGAGCCACGGCTCTGGCTCGTCGCGAAGTTCGACCACCGGGATTTCGAGGCTCCAGCCGTAACTCACAGGGTACCCGCGGCCGATTGCCCGCTTCATGAGATCGAGCGCATCGGCGGTGGGGTAGTCGAGGATGATCGGGAAATGGCTCTCAGCCACCATCTGCTCGGCGTGCGCCTTATCCCGCGCACGGATGAAGACGGTGCGCGCCGAGGGCTCCCCGGCATCGCCATCGGCGATCCAATGCGTCGCAACGACGATGCCGCGCGGGGCGTACGGAGTGATGCTGTACACCTCGTCTGCGGGCACCTCGCGGCCATCCACATCGACGGTCGCAGGATGGTAATAGGGCGAGCCTTCGACCACCTGGTAGCGAAGCGTCCCCTCGTGCGAGGGGACATCGAGGCCGAGCCAGTCCGCGGGGTCAGCCTTCGCCTGATCGGATTTCAGCGTCACGGCGACGGGAATGCTCATATCCTGGTTCATCTCTTGCTCTCCTGCCCCGTCTGGCCGGGGCCACGCCGCTAGCGGGCGGCTCAGGCGGCGCGGGTGCGGCCATGATTATTGGCGAAGCAGCCCATCGGGTCGCAGTTTTCGCACCAGCCATCGCACCGGCAGGCGCAGATACGGGGGGCATCGTCGCCGGCCGTGCCGCATGCGGCGTGCATCGCCCCTGACTTGCTGGAGTAAAGGATCGGCGCATGCTTGCTGAACTGGCCATTGCAGCGCGTGCAGCGGCCGGCAAACTTCGCATTCATCGAGCGCAGCTCCTCGGCCTTCGGCGCTACGGGAGCGGAGCACTCGATGGTGTGCATGGCCCCGATGCCAGCCTTGTGCCAGACCTCAGTCCCGGCCTTGAAAGCGCCCTTGCACTTGAAGCAGAACCCATCGTATTTGCTGTTCATCCGCTTGTATCCGTTGGCTTCCATCTCTGCACCCCTCACCTGGTATTAAGAGATATTAGCACGGTATCCGGCTACTTAGCAAGAGAAGTAGCCGGGTATCCGGATAGTTTTTGCGCCAGATCGTGACGTATTTTACTCGCAGCCGATGCCGTCGTTGTCGGCGTCGAAGGCCGGGCGGAAGCCGGGATCGCCGCGATAGATCGGGGCCTTGCCCGCGGCGCGGACGGCGGTGCAGTTGGCGTAGTAGACGGAGGCGGGAACGGGCGTGGGGGCGATGACGATCGGCCTGGGCGTTGCTGTCGGCGGGACGGGCGTGGCGGTAGGCGCGGCGACGATCGGGAGGGGCGTGGGTGTTGGCGGGACGGGTGTCGCGGTGGGAGGAACCGGCGTGGCCGTGGCCGTGGCCGTGGGCGGGACGGGCGTCTCCGTGGGCGCCACGGTGGTTGCGGCAGCCTGGTTCGATTCAGTCGCGCGCGCCGTGGGTGATGCGGAGGCCGAGGCGGACGGCGAGGCTACGGGAGTGGACATGACATCCTCGCCACCGCAGGCGGGGAGGATGAGCGCAAAGGCGGGCAGGAGGACGATGGGGGCGCGAAACATAATGCTGCTCCATGGGGGGATGCGGCGGGAGTATACGCCTATCGCCGCGCCGTCGGTGACGGCTGAGCGATGAACGCGAGGATGACGGCAGGGCACTTCGCTTGCATTGCTCGGGTGAGGTCGAGATTGTCCCAGCCGCGGCTACGTACCACGGTTCCCGCATCACGCATCAGGTTGTCGAGGCTGCTTGCCGTCTGCGCCTTCGCGCAGGTCTGCGTCGCAAGCTCGTCAACCGTGGCAGGTGAGGACGAACGGGCCGTGGGAAGACCGGTCGATCCGACGGGGTCATCGTCGTCGCCTGAGGGAGCCAGCGCCGCGGCAATGACAAGCACGATTACTGCGAGCCCAACAAAACCAAACAGCCATTTCATATCACCGCTCCTCGCGTCATCCCCTGTCGCATTCTGTGCCCTCCGTGAAGATTCCCGTACCGGTGCCTATCCCCAATAGACGCCGTACGAACACCCGTTCTATCCTGCCACGACCTGCCATCGCCATTGCTGATGCCATTCTAACGAGACGTAACAGGGCAGGCATGATGTACGCGTCCGGGGCGTGACACCGGGAGGAGTTCGGTATGGAAGACGGAGACTTCACGTTCGTCGCGGCCTTCCGCGCGAAGAGCGAGGCGGCGGCTACGAGGCTGCTCGCTGGGACTGAGGTGGTTCTTCCACCGTTTCGGGACGCTGGCGATGCAGTGGCAGTAATGCGTGTGCTATCAGAGCTAGCTCGCGAACGCCTTCTTCGTCCATCTGGCTGACGGTCCACTCCAGGTCCTCCGTTGTTGATCCCGGGATCGTCGCTCCGGCGGCGCGGAAGAGGACGGTCACTGGACAGCGCAAGGCGCGCGCGAACGCATTGAAGAGTTCCACGTCGGGCCACTTCACCCGCCCCTTCTCGATGTGGCCCACGCGCGCCCGGCTGAGCCCGACGAGATCCCCGATCTCCTTCTGGGTCCTGTCGCCGCGCAGCTCGCGGATCTTCGCACCGAGCATGTTTTCTGGCATGGCTACGGATTGTTGCATCCGTGCTGGAACGGTGTTGACATCGCATGGGCGGGTGGCTACGATGCGTTGCACATGAGTATCGGAACCGTATCCAGAGGTCGTCGCCGGGTCGTTGTCGAGTTCGAGCCTTCGTTGGCCGAGCGGATCGCTGAGGCCGTGTCTGCCCGCTCGACCCCGTACCGCAAGCTCACCGCCAGCGACATCGTGCGCGAAGCGGTAGCCCGTTTTCTTTTGCCTGCGGAGGATACGAACGGTAGCCAATCTGATACCGATACTAGCGAGCATCATAACCAAGGTGGATCAATCGCATGAGGCAAATCAGTGCGCGAACAGCCCTGGCGTTCCAGGAGGACGCGATCGCGATTGCCTCGTGGGCGCGGAGCAACGGCTTCCCGGAGGACGCGGTCCGGATGCAGGAGTTCGCCGGGAAGCTCGCGCCGCTGACGGCTCCGCTGCGCAACCGCTGGCGCGAGGAGAAGGCGTCGTGACCGGCACGCTCGCCACCGCGATCGCCTGCATCGTCGTCCTCGCCATGCTGCTCGGATTCACGCTGTGTATCGCCCGGGCGGCGGCGTGGGGCGACCGATGACCGGCCTCGCACGGCGGCTGGCCTACAACGGCGAGCGCGGCGCCGGTAACTCGCACGAGGACGCCCTGGCGATCGTGCGGACCAAGGCTGCGGCGGTAGAAGCCATCGCCGACAGCGAGGCCGGGGAGGACGTTTCGCATCCGCACTCCCCGGCTCCCTTCGGGATTACCGGGCCCAACGGCTCGCGAACCAACCGGGGCGGGGTAACCGCCAGCGCAAAGAGAAGCCCCGAACGGTTACAACGTTCGGGGCTCAGTGCAGACCTGATTTGGAGGTCCTTGTGAACCAGCATACCCGAACGCTCACTGGCGGACACCCCGAGGAGGTACGGCGCCTCATGGCCGAGCACGATGCCCGGGCGTTCGCCGCCGGCTGCCGCGAGGTGGCCGGGCTGCCCTACAAGCGCTCCATCGCCTACCCCGTGACGTTTCACTGCGACTGCACGGGCGAGATTGAGCTGATGACGGAGATGGTGCGGGACGCGAGCACCGACCTCCCGGGCGAGACGCCACGGGCGCGGTTCTACGCCGGGCGCAACGAGGTCTTCACCTGTCCCGGTTGTGGCGCGGTTGAACTCTTCCCGTTCGTCGGCATGGGCGCGTACGAGCTGGCCGAGTGCCATCCGGGCTGGGGCGAAGAGCGGGGCGGCGGGAGGGCAGCGTGAACCTCGAACTACTGGGCACGTTCAGCCTGGAGAAGGGTGGCCACACGAGCCGTAAAGACGGCATGTGCGCAATGGAGGCCGCCGCCTACATCGCTGGCGAGGAGCATTCGGATCACCCCGAGTGTGTATCCCAGGCGATCAGCGCATTTATGCGGTCGTGGAACGACTCGCTCCTTTCGAATGAGGAGCGCGATCGCCTGCTCAAGCCGCTTCTGCCGCTCATCATCGGCACTGCCACCACGCCCCCGGACGAAGCGCGCCGCGCGTGGATGGCGACAGATTGGATGATCCGGGAACAGGCTGCGGCCTGGCTTGAGCTCGCCGGATTAGACGAGGCGGCCAGCTCGCTGCGCTCCCTCCCCGAAATCGAATCGGACGAGACCGCCACGGCTGCCCAGGCTGCACTGAACGCGGCGTGCGAAAGCGCGTTAGCCGCGGAGTCAGCCGCGGAGTCAGCCGCGGAGTCAGCCGCGGAGTCAGCCGCGGAGTCAGCCGCGGAGTCAGCCGCGAACTCAGCCGCGAGGTCAGCCGCGAACTCAGCCGCGTGGTTAGCCGCGGAGTCAGCCGCGCGTTCAGCCGGGTGGTCAGCCGCGTGGTCAGCCGCGTGGTCAGCCGCGAACTCAGCCGCGAGGTCAGCCGCGTGGTTAGCCGCGTGGTCGGCGACGGTGCGGGCGGCGGAGGCGGCGGCGGAGGCGGCGGCGGAGAGGGGCCTCGCTCCTACCGTCGCGCGCCTCCAGGAGAGCGCGCAAGAGCTCGTACGGCGGATGGCAGCCGTGGGCCGCGAGGTGGCAGCGTGACCCTCTTCATGCAGATCATCCTCGCCGGTTCGGTTGTCGCCTTCGGGCTGGCAACCGTCTTCGGCTGGGGCCACGGAGGACATCGATGAGCGAGTACGTGAACCCGGAATCCGGAGAGATCGACGAGATCCCGGAGGGCGAGGACCGGCTCTTCTGGATCGCCCGCCGGCTGCGGGAGGCGCAGGACCAGGAGAAAGAATGGGGCCGGACGGCCGCCGGGCTAAAAGCCACGCTGCTCGCCGAGCAGGAAGAGAAGCGCGCGGTCTACGGCGATGTCTCGATCTCCGTGCGCCAGAACATCCGCAGCGCGTTCCAGGCGCTGGCCTTCCGCGAGTACGTGGCCGATGCGCAGCTCGACGGCGGGGCGCTCCTCTCGCTCGTGCTGGCGGCGAAGGACTTCGATATCGCGACGCTCGACGACGCGGCGATCGCGGACATGCTCCGCCGGTTCGTGGCCGAGCAGCCCACGCGGCCGTTCATCATCGCGGACCGGGTGAAGAAACTTCACCCCTCCACCGGCGCGCGGGAGGTTGCCTGAGATGCTGCCAGACACCGTAATCACCGAGCTTCGCAAGCCGCTCGACCCGCGGCGGGTGCGGACGATGCCGGACTCCTCCCCTGCCGCAGGCTCTCCCTATCTGCCCGCAGATGACGTGATCCTCGCCGCGAACCGCATCTTCGGGTACGGCGGCTGGTCCTTCACGCTCCTCGCGCCACCATCGTGCGTGGAGGCGGCTGACCCCGGGAAGCAGGTCTGGGGCGCGTGGGGGCGATTCGCCGCCGGCGACGCGACGCACGATGACTTCGGCACCTGCGCCCGCTCAGGCCCCGGCGCTCCTGCGCTGGAGATGGCGATCAAGGGCGCGGTGAGCGACGCCATCAAGCGATGCCTCACGCACATGGGCGATCAGTTCGGCCTCGTCCTTCGCGATAAGAGCATCACGGGGCGCGACCTCGAAGCTATGTACCGCGAGTCTCAGTCCGAGACTCCCACCCCGGCCACTCAACCGGCGCACTCCGAACGGGCGCCCGAAA